GCAAAAGCGCAGACGCGCGCGGATGGCGGAATCGGCATCACGCTTGACTTGCCGGAATCCGCTACCCCGCAGATGGCGATGCTGATTGAGGCGAAGGGCGAGGGCGTTCCGCTGGTGTTCGAGGCGAAAGTAAAAGCCGGATAATAAAATGACATATTTGGATAAGGTTTTTGATGGGCTTGACGAGCGAGAGACCGCCTATGTTTTAGCGCGGTCTGATGCCGTTAGCAACTCGGAAGCCTTGAGGAAGTGCGGGTATTCGCAGGGTTGGTTGAGCAAGCGCGATATTGAGGATTTGAACATCCGCGCCGACCGCTTGCGCAAAGACAAGGCTATCCGAGCGAGCATGATACTCGCGGGTGCAATTGAGGACGCGGCAAAGGTAAAGGTTGCCGGCTTGAAAGTCAGGGATGACAGAATCAAGCAAGCGGTTGCAACGGAGATTATTGACAGAGGTTTGGGCAAAGTCCCGCAGAAATCAGAAGTTACAGGCGCGGAATCAGGCCCGCTTGAAATCATCGTAAAGTATGTCAAGCAGAATAGAACTGACGCTGCCTGAACCGCATGACGCGCAGCAGCGAATACTTGACGAGGCGAAACGATTTAACGTTGAGGTATGCGGACGGCGATTTGGCAAAACACAACTGGACATATTCGAGGCGTTCCCGATGGTATTAGCGGGGCAACCTGTTGGGGTGATGTTCCCGACATACAAGATGCTCTCGGAAGTCTGGCGGGAGTTTGTGAACACGTTCGCGCCTTTGAAAAAAGACAAAAGCGAACAGGAACACCGGCTTGAGCTTATCACAGGCGGCGTAATTGAGATGTGGTCGGCTGAAGCGGCTGATGCTGTTCGTGGGCGTAAATATAAGCGGCTGATATTTGATGAGTGCGCGATGGTTGGCAACCTGCTGGATATCTGGAACGCTGTTCTGCGTCCAACGCTTGTTGACTTGCAGGGGGATGCTTATTTCAAGTCAACGCCAAAAGGCAGGAACGGTTTTTGGCAATTATTCAGCTTTGGGCAGGACGCGCTGAATCCAGAGTGGAAGTCGTGGCAGTTCCCGACGTCGGCTAACCCAACAATCCCGCCGAGCGAAATTGAGGCGATGCGCCGAACAATGCCGGAAATAATTTATAGGCAGGAAGTACTCGCGGAATTTGTAGACGACCAGGGCGGCGTGTTCCGGCGCGTGCAAGAGGCGGCGGTGCTGGACCCGCGCGAGCCTGAGACGAACCGGCAGTATGTCGCCGGCGTGGACGTGGCTTCGAGCGTGGACTATACGGTTGTGACCGTGCTGGACGCGGAGACGAAAGAGATGGTCTACCTTGACCGCTTCAACCGCGTGGATTATCCGGTGCTGATTGACCGGCTGGAGACTGTGTACCACCGCTATAACCTGACGGCGATGACGGTTGAGGCGAACTCAATCGGGCGTCCGGTGATTGACGAACTGGTGAAGCGCGGGCTGGCGATTGTGGCGTTCACGACCACCAGCGCGACAAAGCAGGCAGTAATTCAGGCTTTGCAGGCCGCGTTTGAGAATGGCGTTATCAGGGTATTGAATAACCCGATTTTGACAGGGGAATTATTGAGCTTTGAGAGCAAGCGCGCGCCGTCGGGTTCGTTCACGTACTCCGCGCCGGATGGGATGCACGACGACTGCGTGATGAGCCTTGCGATTGCCTGGCACGCCATCAGCGCGGAACGCTGGTTCTTCAGTTCATACGATTAGGAGAAAGGATGCCGAAAACTTTGCATTATTTTACAGACGGCGCGACAGTAAAGAATATTGACCTGCCGCAATACCCGGACTCCGCGTGGAACTGGATCACCGGAAACCCTGACGACACGAGCGATGAGCAGCTTTACTCGCGCGTTTCGGCTGTGTACCGCGTGGCGAACATGACCGCCGATGCTGCCGCGAATGTCCCGTTCGCGATTATGCGCGGGGACAAGGAAGTTGATAACAGCGAGAGCTGGCAGAACATTATCGGGTTCATGGAGAACCCGCGCGAACTGCTTCGGCTCTGGCGTCTCTCGCTGTTCATGACGAACTCCGCGTATGGCTTGCTTGAGGATGGGGCGCGAACCCGCTCACGCTTGCGCTATATCGTGCCGACCAGCATAACGCCGGTGGTGGATAAGTGGAACGGGCTGACCGGCTTCACCCGCCAGCTTGGCAACGAGAAGCGCGATTACAGCCTGAAAGACGGGCGCGTGTTCTGGATGTGGCGGTTAGACCATACCACCGAACTGCTGCCGTCGGATAACAGCGAGTTCAAGGCGTTGATGGCGGCTGCTGGCGTGCTGTACTATGCCGATTACTACGTTCAGAACTTCTTCCAGCGCGGCGGTATCAAGCCCGCTTTGCTGCAAGTCTCCGGCGTTCAGACGCGCGAGGAACGCGAGAAGATCGAGAGCGTGTGGGACAAGATAGTTCACGGCTGGTACAAATATCTGGGCAAGGTGATATCCGCCGACACGATGGCTGTCACGACAATTGGCGATGGCATTGACAACCTGACCGGGTCCCAGCTTCACGACGAGAAGCTGGCGGATATCGCGATGGCGGCGGGAATGCCCCTGTCGCTTATCCTGGCTAACTCCGCAAACTACGCCACCGCGCAAACCGAATACGCCGTCTGGTTCAGGGATACCGTCACGCCCTGGCTGCGCTTTATCGAGGGTGAACTGAACTCGAAGCTGTTCGCGCCGATGGGCTTGCGCTGGGAGTTCCGCCCGGAAGCAAGCGACCACGGGCAGGAAGAGGAAGTCCAGCGGGCGAGCGCGTACGCGTCTTATATCTCCGCCGGGATGAAGCCGTCTATCGCCGCGCAAGTGCTGGGCATCGAACTGCCCGAAGGCGTGGAGTATGAGCAGCTTGACCCGGAGCCCGAGCCTGAACCCGAACCCGCGCCTGAGCCCGTGCAAGCGGTGGAAGTTGAGGATGAGGAAAAGAGCCTGCCAACCGTGCTGACGATTGAGCAACTTCGCGAGCTTGAGCATTGGCAGGATATCGCCTTCCGCAAGCTGAAGCAGGGCAAGTCGCTGGACTTTCCGTGGGTGTGCAAGGTGCTGCCGGAGGATATCGCGATTAGCATCCGGGCGCGCTTGCCGGAGTGCCGAACTGAAAAGGATATCGAGCGGGCGTTTGAGATGAACGCGCGGGATGATGACGCGGACGCTTTGAAGGCGTTGGCTGACGCGCTGAACAGGGCGGTGGAAAAGGTTATGCCGGTTGCGGAGGCAAGTGAAGCAATTAGTGCTTGACGCGCTGTACAGGAGCGCGGAACGCAAGCCAGAGATTATCCCGCTATTGACGGGCAAGGCGGCGGCGTTCGTGAAGCTGATACCGCTGAACCGCGCGGCTCTTGAGCGCAAGCTGGCACGGGTGATTACATCCAACCAACGCGCTGAATTGGATAAGCTCTTGCGCTTGCTGGGTGACCCGCCCGACCTGTCCCGCGTGAATGACGAATACTGGCAGAACGGCTGGCGTTCGCTTCAATCAGCTATCGAGCCGGTGTTGGTCGAGACTTTTGTTCAGCAAGCGGCGGCGATGCTTGACACAATCAGCATCGGGGTTGATTGGACGCTGATAAACACGAACGCCGTGCGCTGGGCAAGTCAATACACCTACGATTTAGTCCACGGCATCACGGACGTTTCCAGGCGTGCCTTGCAGGAAATCATCCCCCGCTTCTACACGGACGGGTGGGATTTGGGCAAGCTGCGCGGGATGCTTGAAAGCACATACGGTCCGATACGCGCGGAGATGATAGCAATAACCGAAACAACCCGCGCGGCAACGGAAGGGGAACGCGCAATCATGGACGCGCTGAACCGCGAGAGCGGCGTGCAGATGGTCCCGATTTGGCAGACTTCCAACGATGAACGCGTGTGCCCGCTATGCGGTCCACGGCACGGCAAACCGATTCAGGACAATATGTTCCCGCCGGCGCATCCGCGCTGTCGGTGCTGGGTGATTTACGATTACGCGGACAATGTAAAACCATGACAAACACGAATTATAAAATTCGCATCGAGGGCATGGAAGACTTGCTGAAAAAGCTCAAGTCTTTGGAAAGCATGAAGCGCGTCAAGGCGCAAGTCCATCAAAGCGCAATCTATTTACAAGGTTTTATTAAACAATATCCCGGAGTGAGGCGCGGCAAGAACCCGCTGCTTTACGGCAAAAGTCCGCAAGCGCAGAAAATGCGCGCTGGGTTCTTTTACCACTTGAATCACGGGAACATCACCGTCCCGTATATTCGCGGGGCAGCGGCGCAATCGCAGAAGCTTGGGCAATCCTGGACTGTGAGAAGCACAAACTCCGGTTGGGGCGCGACGATTGGCACGAGCGTCCCATACGCCCGGCTGGTGCAGGATGCTGAAAAGCAGACGCAATATCACAAACTAACCGGCTGGGTTACGGTTCAGGATGTAATCGAACAGCACGGGGATGAGGTAATCACACGCATCACGGACGCTTTACAGCGCGAGGTGAGCGAGGATTAGCACGTCAGACAACTGAATACAGGTTGTCCGTGGGCGGCGGGTGCTGCAGCGGGTGACCGGGTGGTCAGAGGGTTCTGAAGCCGAATAAACGCAATTGAGCGTTCTATTTGGCTTTTTGTCGTTAAGGGAGGTGTCATGGAAAAAGACACACTGGTTTATTTTGGGGACGCGGTAAAAGCACTCGGAAGCGGCAAGGTTGGCGGGTATCTGGTTCGTTGGGGGCAACCCGGCGATGTAGACCTGACCGGCGATTATTTCACGCCGGATACCGACCTGGGCGTTGAGATTGGCGCGAACCTGCCCGTCTACTACGAACACGGCTACGACCCGGTTATCAAAAGCCGGAAAATCGGGAAGGGGACAATCCTGAAAACCGATGATGTCGGGCTGTGGTTCGAGGGGCAACTTGAACTCCGGGACGAATACGAACAAATGATTTACAGACTGGCCGAAGCTGGGAAGCTGGGCTGGTCAAGTCAGGCGGCCGGTTCGCTTGTGAGCAAGAGTGCGGGCGCGGGTGGCACGAAAATCGAGACATGGCCGTTAGCCGAAGCTACGCTGACGAAATCGCCGGCCGAGCATCGCAATTCCGCAATCCCCATCAAGTCAATTTATCCAGACGAGGCAGATGAGCCCGTTCTGGAAACTATCCATGAGGAGGAAATCATGGCTGATGAATTAAAGACTTCGCCCCCGATTGATATCGAGGCGATCATCAAACAGACTGCCGACGCGGCCGTAAAGGCATACGCGGACGCGCAGCCGAAAGTAAAGGGCGGGTACGTCGAAGTCACCGAAGATGAAACCGACCGCTCACTCAAAGCCAAACCCTTTACCGCCGGAGAGTTTTTCCAGACTGTAAAGATGGCTGGTATATATCCTGGACAGGAAGAGCCGCGGCTGTCAGCTTTCAAAGCGACGGGGCTAAATGAGGCGCAGCCCAGCCAGGGCGGGTACCTGCTGCCCCCGCAGATTGCATCCGGGATTTTCCAGAACATGTGGGGCGTTGGCTCCGTGCTGTCCCGCTTCAATCCGATTCGCGTTTCGGGCAACAGCCTGACTATCAACGCGATTGACGAAACTTCCCGCGCAGACGGTTCACGCATGGGCGGCGTTCAGGGCTACTGGTTAGCCGAAGCCGCGCAGAAAACCGCGAGCAAACCCAAGTTCCGCCAGATTGAACTGAAGCTCAAGAAAGTCGCCGCGCTGTGCTACGCGACCGATGAGTTGCTGGCCGACGCGACCGCGCTGGAGAGCTGGATCGCCAACGAAGTTCCGGCGGAATTGCGCTTCAAAGTTGAGGACGCGATTATCAACGGCGACGGCGTGGGCAAGCCTTTGGGCATCCTGAAATCAGGTTCGCTCGTATCCGCCACCCGTACCGACGACAACGAAATTGATGCCTACGATATCGGGCGTATGTGGGCTCGCCGGCTGCCGGGATTCAACGATTATATCTGGCTCGTCAACCCGGCTGTGTTCCCGCAATTGCTGAACATGACCATCGGTCAGATGCCCGTATTCGCGCCATCCGTTCGTGCTGATGTTCCTTACGGAACCCTGCTCGGTCGTCCCGTTATCGAAAACGAGTACTGCCAGAAGTTGGGTGATGTTGGCGACATTCTGCTCGCGTCGCCTTCAGCGTACGCGCTGATTACGAAAGGCGGGGTTGAGGCTGCAAGCTCTATCCACGTCAAGTTTGACTATGACGAGACTTGCTTCCGCTTCGTTTATCGCGTTGATGGTGCCCCGTATTTCAATGCCGCGGTCACCGCGTTCGATGGCACGAATACCGTGTCTCCGTTCGTCGCGCTCGCGGCTTCTACATAATCGGAGGTGAGTGATGGCGAGATACGCTGAAAAACTCCATATTGTACCGCTGTTGGCTCCAGCAGCGTCAACCGCTGGCGGGGGCGTAAAGTCCTACGCCGTGCGGCTTGCAAATTCGCAATGGATTTCATTCCTGGTCAATTGGGGCGCGATGACTTCGGATGACGATTCGATGGTTATTTCGGTTGAAAGCACAACCGCTGTGGGCAACTCCACGGCGGCTGGCGACACCGTCATTCCGTTCGTCTATCGGCTGTCCGGCGTGCCTGGCACCGACGACAACTGGGGCGATGCGACTGCCACGACTTCGAGCGTGTCCGTAGTGGGCACGGGCGACAATATGGCTTTGCTGATTGACGTTGACCCGGCAACCATCCCCGCGCTTGACTCTGACGCGCTAACCATTCGCGTCATCGTGGACGGTGGCGATAACGCAACCAACTACGCGACTTCGGTCACGGCGTTGATTGAGGATCGTTACCCGCAGGCTGAACACATCAGCGCAAGCACCTAAGTTTGACTGACGGGGGGCGGGCTTCAAAACCCGCTCCCCAACTCTGGAGGTATTTATGGTGGATTATGC